CGGCTGTGCTGAATTTTTCAGGGAGGACAGGCGCAAGGGAGGAGGAGACTCTCAGGAAGGCAGTGGCAAGGGCTTCGGTCCAGTGCTATGCCATTGAGGGCCGTTATCCTCCCAGCGTGGGATATCTGGAGGAGAATTACGCGATCCAGATTAACAGGAAGAAATACAATGTGTTTTACGATGGTTTTGCATCCAATGTGATGCCGGAAATCACCATCATACCCATAGACGAGTAGGGGGCATACAGTTATGAATCGGAAGACAGACAAGAAGGGAAATGCCGTTAGCGTGCTTTTTACCATGCTGTTATTTCTGGTATTTGTGCTGTGTGCCCTTTTCACAGTGCTGATTGGCAGCCGGGTATATGAAAATATCAATGTGCGCAGCGACGCCAATTATACAGGCAGCACAGCTCTGAGCTACATTGCCAACAAGGTGCGCCAGGGTGACCGGGCCGGGATGGTAAATGTGGTGGATGTGGATGGAACCCAGGTGCTGGAGATGAAACAGGAAATCGGGGAATCAGAATACGTCACATGGATTTACTGGGACGATGGGAGCATCCGGGAATTGTTCACAGACACATCCAGCGGTTTAGGGCTTGCGGACGGTCTGGAGATTCTGGAATGCCGGGGCCTGAAGCTTTCCAGGGAAGGCAGGCTGCTGCATATAGAGACCGTGGGAGAGGGCGGCGGAAGCCTGGAACTTTCCCTGCGGAGCGGAGGACTTGAGACGGATGAATAGGAAAAGCGGGTCCGGTTCAGGGCCATTTTTAATGGAAATGCTGGTGGTGGTGGGTTTCTTTATCATCTGCGCCAGTATCTGTGTTCTGGTGTTCGTGAAGGCTGACAACATAAGCAAGGATGCCCGGGACATAAATCAGGCGGTGTTAAAGGCGCAGAGCCTGGCAGAAGAGCTGAAGGCGGGGCAGTCTCTTAGGTGGCCGGAGATGCTTCCGGACCGTAATATATGGGAACACCTGGCAGATGCTGACGGGGAAAACCGGGAACAGGCTGAATGGAACCAGGAGCTGATACAGAGTGAAGGCTACGTAGGTATACATACCATGTACTGGAACAACAGCTGGGAGGAGACCGAACCTGACAACGAACCGTCCTTTTTGGGCATCATATACACCGGAACTGTGGATAAAATGAAGCGGGCGGACATACTTATCATGCGCTATGCCAGAGGATCTGACAAGGGAAAGCTGCTGTACCGTTTGCAGACAGAGACCTATGCGCAGCCCTAAGAGAATGCAGGCCCCGCTGCGCGCAGTTTTACATGCAGCCGGCGGCAGGGCTTAAGATTCAGGAATATTCAGCCGCCGGCAAGGTTCGGGAAAATGAAACACGGAAAGGAAAGGCAGATGGCAGGAGAGGCATCCAGGAATAAAGTGAATATAGGGGCGTCGTCCCTGATTCTTATTTTCATCGTTCTGTGCATGGCTACCTTTGGACTGCTGTCCATAAGCAGCGCCCAGGGCGATTTAAAGCTGGCCGGGCGAAACGGGGAGGCGGTCCGGGCATATTATGAGGCGGACAGCAGGGGGCAGCAGTGGCTTAAGGAAGTGGACCAGGTCCTGACAGAGGAAATGGGGGAGGAAAAGGATTCCACCCAGTGCAGCCTGGATATCAAGGACAGGCTGGGAGAGCTTTACGACAGGGAGAGCGGTCTTATTTCCACGGACATCCCCATGGACAGGGGACAGTCCCTGCGCATTGAGCTGGTTCTCATGTGCGGTGAAAAACATTACGATATAAAATCATGGTATGTATATGCCAGTGATGAGTATGAAATAGATAATTCAATGCCTGTGTGGGGCGGAGCAGCCCCATTCCAGGAATAAAACAGAGGCAAAAGGAGCAAAACAGATGAATGTGATGGAATTGCTTACATCGGCCGTGGAGCAGAATGCGGCTGACATATTTCTTATTCCAGGCATGCCCTTCTCCTATAAGATTGGCGGCCGGATTATCTATCAGGGTGATAACCGGATCATGCCCGACGAGATGGATAAGATGATTACCGAGATATACGGCCTGGCAAAGAACCGGGACATGGATAAGGTCCAGTCCCACGGAGATGATGATTTCTCCTTTGCCATCCCTGGAGTGTCGCGTTTCAGGGCCAGTGTGTTCCGCCAGAGAGGATCCCTGGCGGGAATCATCCGTGTGGTGCGTTTTGAACTGCCGGATGCCGGACAACTTCATCTGCCGGACAGTATCATCGGCGTATCCAGGCTTACCAAGGGAATGGTACTGGTGACCGGACCGGCAGGCAGCGGCAAAAGCACGACCCTGGCTTGTATTATTGATGAAATCAACAGCACCAGAAATGCCCATGTCATCACACTGGAGGACCCCATTGAATACCTGCACAGGCATAAACAGAGCGTGGTGACCCAGAGAGAGATTGTTACGGATACGGACAGCTACGTTACTGGCCTGAGGGCATCCCTGCGCCAGGCGCCGGATGTCATCCTGTTAGGAGAAATGAGAGATTATGAGACTATCAGCATAGCCATGACAGCAGCGGAGACAGGCCATCTGATTCTCTCCACCCTTCACACCGTGGGGGCGGCCAATACCATCGACCGTGTCATCGATGCATTTCCGCCAAATCAGCAGCAGCAGATAAGGACCCAGCTGGCCATGGTGCTGGATGCGGTCATATCCCAGCAGCTCATACCCACTGTGGACGGCGGGGTGCAGCCGGCATTTGAAATCATGTTTTTAAACAATGCAATCCGCAATATGATACGTGAATCCAAGATTCACCAGATAGACGGAGTCATTGCCACCTCCCAGGAGGAAGGTATGGTATCCATGGATAACAGCCTTATTAAACTATACCGTGACGGAGTGATTTCCCGTGAAAATGCGGCGGCTTACAGCAGCAACAGCGAGCTCATGGAAAAGAAACTGGCCAGATAACCGCAAAAACCGCCGCAGGTCCCGGAAAGACCAGCTGTAAATCCTGCCGGAATAAGACGCGGGTTTTCCAGTTATACTAAGGATATGAACAACAGACCGGGACGGCAGGAAAGGAGCAGAACATGAGAGCAGATAAGAGAAAAGTGGTAATCGTAGGAACTGGAATGGTGGGCATGAGCTATGCCTACTGTCTTCTGAATCAGTCGGTGTGCGATGAGCTGGTGCTCATTGATGTGAACAAGAAGAGGGCCGAGGGGGAGGCAATGGATTTAAACCATGGCCTGGCATTTGCCAATTCCAGCATGACAATATACGCAGGGGAGTACGATGACTGCAGGGATGCGGATATCGTGGTCATCTGTGCCGGCGTGGCGCAGAAACAAGGTGAAACCCGCCTGGACCTTCTGAAAAGGAATGCCGAGGTGTTCCGATCCATCATTGAGCCGGTTACCTCATCGGGATTCAATGGCCTGTTTCTGGTGGCAACCAATCCGGTTGACATCATGACCAGGATAACCTGTACCCTGTCGGGCTTTAATCCAAGACGGGTGATGGGAACAGGAACAGCCCTGGACACAGCCAGACTCAGGTACCTGTTAGGCGATTATCTGAAGGCGGACCCGAGAAATGTCCACGCCTATGTCATGGGAGAGCATGGGGACAGCGAGTTCGTGCCGTGGAGCCAGGCGCTGCTGGCCACCAAGCCCATTCTGGAGCTGTGCGGGGAAAACGGGGAAGCGGTGTGCAGGCAGCGGTTTGATGACATTGAGGAGGAGGTCCGCACTGCCGCCTACAAAATCATAGAGGCCAAGAATGCCACCTATTATGGTATTGGAATGGCCCTTACCAGAATAACCAAGGCCATCCTGGGGGATGAGCACAGTGTACTTACCGTATCCGCCATGCTGCGGGGGGAGTACGGCCAGATGGACGTGTTTGCAGGCGTTCCCTGCATCATAAACCAGAACGGAGTACAGAGAGTCCTGCCGCTGTCCCTGACACCGGAGGAGCTGGAGAAGCTGGGGCGTTCCTGTGATACGCTGCGGGAAGGGTATGACGGGATTTTCTGATATTTGGAATAGGATTGATTTTAGGATGCTTATTTTCAGATGCTTTGAGAAAGCCGGCTCACATACCGCTGCTCACAATTGCCTGGGAGGCTTGAGGGGGCAGCGGTTTGAATGAGCGGGGATAGAATGGAAGAAAAAATTGAAAATTATTGTTGACAAAACCATGTGGTCATGATAATATATACAAGGTCCGCGAGAGCGTACCAAAACAGAATAAGCTGCTGTGGCTCAGTCGGTAGAGCGTCGCATTGGTAGTGCGGAGGTCACGGGTCCGATTCCCGTCAGCAGCTTTTTCTTAAAACCTTGTAGATACGTAAAAAACAACGTATTTGCAAGGTTTTTTCATGTTCTTGAATAGCACTTCCTCCGTCTGTCACGGAGTAAGTAATTATAATATTTAGGATATATGCAACACGATGCAACACGGAAAATATGCTATTCTATCACATAATGAATTTTTCAAAGTGTTTATTGATTTTTTTATTTTGCCGGACAGATTCCAGGTCAATCACATTTCTGTATACAGTTTTCATGATATTATCGCTGGCCCATCCTCCCCGCTGCAATATATATTGGTCTGGTACACCTATGGCGTGCATAATGGATGCAGCATAATGCCGGAGGTCGTGAAAGCGGAAATGCGGTACATCAATCTTTTTAAGCACCCGCCCAAATCTATGTGTGATATAATCCGGGTTCATATCAACCAGCTTTCCTTTTTTGCTAGATATCCGCTCAATTACAAATGCTGGCATTTCTACATCCCGTGTGCTGTCATCCGTCTTTGGCTGCTTAATGTACCATTGATTGTCTGGCCCCTTTACCATATTGTCTCTTACGTGGATTATCCTTCCATCCACGTTTTTATCAGTTAGGGCACTTATTTCTCCGCGCCTGAGTGGTCCAAAGGCTGCTAGTAAAACAGCTATTTCTAAATCAGTACCTTTGATTGTCTCCAGCAGCTTTTTAATATCATTGTCATTGGGGCAATATAAGTCAGGACGTTTTTTCTGCGGCAGTTTAACTTTTAGAGTTAAATCCGGTGCAAACATCTCCAGGGATGCAGATAATAGGCCATAGGCATTTCGGACTGTCTTTGGAGAGAGTTGTTTTGAAGCCAAATCACTTACCCATATCTGTACAGATGGATTAGTTAGTTCTGAGAGCCGTTTACGCCCAAATGCTCCGCCGAAATACTGTCTTTGCATACCTGTGTACCCTCTAAGCGTGGAAGGGCTTAAAACGCCTTTCTTGACGTTTAAATAACGTTCAATAGCTTGGTTCACTGTTATATCTTCGTCCTCGTCCTCATCCGGTTCATTGCATTGTTCTATGGGCTTATCTTTCATATCTAATTTCCATCGAGTAGCCATTTCCTTTGCTTCCTTGCGTGATGGAGCAACAAAGCTTTTGTAATGCCGCTTGCCTTTATCATCTGTATACAGATACACTTGCACTCGGACATTTCCAGACGGCAGTACTCCTTTTTTCTTTTTCGGGGCTTTTGTGGTCATTTCTCTTTCCTCCTTAATTGATTTTCCTAAAAATAGGTATAAAAAATACAGCTCCGCAAATATCTTGCAAAGCCGCCCCGAAGATGGTACAATATAGGTGCGAATTATAGTGCATATCTTCGGGTATGTAGGCCGGTTCCTGTTGGCGCAGGGGCCGGTTTTTTTATATACCATGAAACATCTGTTGTACTTGGTCTAATGCATTGTTCATTTCTGCAACTGCATTTTTATATGCCATGTATCTCCAGTAAATGATTAAAGCATAAATGGCTATCACCATAATTGTAAAAATTATTCTATCAGCCAAAGAACGCTTTTTATAACACCATAACAATGCAAGTCCAAAGGGAGCAAAACAAAAAAATGTGAGTAACCCTATAAAAATATTTTTTTTATAGAATGGGTCTTGGTTGGAATCATGTTCTATGATATCTAAATCAGGATATTTTTCTTGAATATAATCAATTGCTCTTTGTATTGGCTCGTTACTTTTTTTTGAGAATGTAAAGCGCTTGGTTTTTCCGTATTGAAAATAAAAATCTATGTATCCCCCTTCTGTGGTAGAACGAAATTCATATTCTATCTTTTCAATATCCTCATACTTTATCTTTGACTTATTTCCAAAGATATCTATGATATTAGCTTCATCTTTTCCGATGTAAAGTTTGGCCCAATCTCCTTTAATGCTCATGTTTTTGCTCCTTAAAACGTTATCACTATTCTATTTTCCAATCCATCTGTTTCCGCAATCACGACAATAGTATTCATTATGCGCTTTCTTTTTTGTCCCGGTAAAAATCAAAGAGGTTCCAGCGGTAGCTATACCAAGTCCAATTTTTGCAGCAGATTTTTTCTCTTTTTTCTCCTCTTTTGTATTAAATACTGTTAGAGGATGCAAAGGATTCAAATTTACAGATGTTTTTTGTTTTATATGATAGTTGGCTTCGTTAGACCATAAGTCCACATTATGGCTTTTACATTTAGGACATTTTAAACCTGATTTATTTTCTTTAGGAGTTTGAGCAAAAGCCTGTTCTTGCTGTTCTGTTTCAACCATAGGCAAATCAGGGCAATTTTCGGATATATAGTCTACAGCTCGTAAAATAGGTTCATTAGCTTTATATGCAAACTCAAACGTGGTTTTTTCATTAGTACGGCTTATAAAATTCATATAACCACATTTGATTTTGGTTGCAAAGCAATATTCAATTTTTTTCATATTAGAATATTGCAGTGTTGTTTTAGAACCAAAAAAGTTAAAAATATTTATTTCTTCTTTTCCAATAAATAATTCCTTAGTAGTTCCTTTAATACTCATAATCATCCTCCAGAATGAGCATCAGACTCAATTTCCTGCACATCATCTTTTTGAAAATCATTTCCCTCTAAGTGCCTTATTACATGCCAGAATCGTTGTCTCTGTGATTCCGTGGTTGCATTTTTATCTAAAAATATAGTAACGGTTCCATCCTCATTAGGCGTTACGGCCTCATGTATTTTTCCAGATGGAAAGCTAATCAATTGGACGTTGTAGTCAATCGACATTGCCTCGTTCCTTTCTTTTCAAAGCTAAAAGCATACTATGAACAGTTTCTAAATCTTCCGGCTCTGCATCTTTAGCAGCGTCAAATAATAATCTCAACTCCTTATTTTCAAAGATATCCTGGGCAATAGCGGCAGTTTCCTCATTGATGTAATATTTATTTCGTTCTTTTACCTCCTTATCATAAAAATCAGTTATTGGAATATTAAAGTAATCTGATATCTTTTTGACTCTTTCCATACTGGGTTTACTTGTTTCTATTTTGCATAAAGACCCCTTAGCAAACCCTAAAGCCTTTTCGGCTCCAGTGATAGTTACTCCCTTTTCCTTACATAATCTTTTGATATCTTGATAAGTAATCACGTATATTCGTCCTTTCTAATAAAAGTTGAAAAAAATACGCAAATACTATTGACATATTGAAAATATAACGTATAATATAATTATGACGTTGAAAAAAATACGCAAAATCAATATGCCGTTGAAAATAGTATTTAGTTTGTTTGTGGTAATTCAAATTATAGAATATTTTCAACATAATGTCAATACATAATGCGTAATATTTTCAGCAGAAAGGAGGATGGATTTATTTGATTTATAACAACGTCAAGGAAATCTGTGATAAAAGGAAGATTTCTATAACTAGAATGGAAAGTGAATTAGGTTTTTCCAGAGGAAGTATTTGTAAGTGGAACGATACGGACCCAGGAGTGAGTAAGGTAAAGAAAGTTGCAGATTATTTAAAAGTTAAAATTGACAAGCTTATTTCTTAGAGTAGGAGGTTTAATGGAAGAGATTATAAAAATCAATTACGATGCTGAACAGCCGACCGTATCGGCAAGAGAGCTACATCGAACACTTGAAATCAAAGAAAGATTTAGTGTATGGGCTGATAGGCTTTTGAATTACTTTGGAAGTGATGAAATGACCAGCGTACTTACGCCTACGGAGGTTCAAAACAACGGCGGTGTGCAGATTAGAGAGCTTCAAGACTATATTGTTTCTGTTGACACAGCAAAGCATATCTGCCTTATGAGCCGAACAGAAAAAGGCAAGCAATGTCGCCAGTACCTTATCGACTTGGAAAAGGCATGGAATACGCCAGAGCAAGTCATGGCAAGAGCCTTAAAAGTTGCAGGGCAGACCATCGACAAACTGAAAGGCGAAAACACCATTCTTATAGAAGATGTACAGCGCATGAAGCCGAAAGAGATATTTGCCGATGCTGTGGCAACTAGCCATACATCAATTCTTATTGGTGACTTGGCGAAGCTGATTAAACAAAACGGCGTAGACATCGGACAGAAAAGACTATTTTCTTGGTTGAGGGATAATGGCTATCTGATTAAACGGAATGGTTCTGAATGGAATATGCCAACACAACGAAGTATGGAGGCAGGATTGTTTGAGGTAAAGGAAAGTACAGTGAATAATCCTGATGGTTCCGTAAGAATAAACAAGACTACCAAAGTTACTGGAAAAGGTCAGCAGTATTTTATCAACAAGTTTTTAAGGAGGGAAAATGGAAGAAATCAGTAAAGTATTAAAAAGTAATCCTGGGCTTCTTAACTTGTTTAAGGTTGCGATTACATGCAACAAAGCGCAGATTGTAAAGGCTGTTAAATTTCTTGATGATTCCAGGCGCTCTAACAATCGTATTTCTTAAAGGAGGTGAAAGATGATGAATGGACCAAAGTTTAGGTTGGTGAGCGATGGAAAACATACCTATTTTGAATTATGTGGAAAATCTATAGGGAAAGGTATTTCATCCGTTTCTTATGTTCATGAAGCAGGTAGGAATCCAGAAATTGCCATTTCTTTTAACTTGAATGATTTTGAATTTTTGGAAGATGGGAAGGTTGATATGGTAACAAATACTCTGATTGGAGTAGAGCCGCCCGACAAGACGGCTCTTAGGAATTAATTGGTTGCCTTTTCGTATCCGGCAGACGTTAATTCTATTGAAGCTATAACATCATTTCGGCAAATGATATATCCATATGATTCTAATTCATATAATTCTATCAGAGAAAGCAATATAAAAGTCAGAATCAAAAGATTTACGCTTCGTTTTATCAAATTCATTGGCCATTTTACGAAGAAGCAACATTGCATTTTCAGACATATTATCTCCTTTATTATGTACTCGGCGCAGCAACGCCTGTACTTAAATTATAAAGGAGTTGGGTAGGAATGACAAGATTAAAGGAGGAATCATGGAAGAAATAATAAAATCGTATAAAGGTTTTAATAAGGATATGACCTGCAAAAATAAACAATATGAAGTGGGAAAGGATTACGAGGAAGATAAAGCCGTTGCTTGTGAGTGCGGAATGCATGCATGCGAATACCCACTTGATTGTTTTAAATATTATCCACCATCAAAATCTGTGTATTATGAGGTAGAGCAGAGTGGAGACATAAGCAGACACGATGATGATAGTAAAATTGCATCAACAAAGATGCACATTGGTGCGCAGTTGAGTATTGCTGGAATTGTAAATGCGGCCATCAAATATACCAAGGAAAAGATTGAAACAACTTGTATAGAATCTAAGGCAGCAACAGCCGGGGACTACGGAGCAGCAACAGCCGGGTACTACGGAGTAGCAACAGCCGGGGACTACGGAGCAGC